CCAAATTCATTTGATTTTTTAATACGCTCAATTGCCAGCCAGGAGCCTACATCATCCCATCCAAATGCACCTGGTAATATATAGATATCTTTTGCCCGTTCCATTATGCCGTAGTCAATGGACTGGGATTCCATTTTATTAAATTCCTGTTCCAACACCATCTGCTGCTCATCTGTACCGATAGCAGACTGTATTTGCTCCAGTCTTTTGTACATAGCAGGCATAAATTTCTTTATATTTTTCAAAATATTTATTGTATGAAACTCTTAAAAATGGTGCTATATGTTTTATAGTGATTGATTGTCCACCATATTGATTACTAGCCACTTGGGCTACTATCTGTGTAGCTACTGTACAAGCTGTAGCAAATGATTTTGGTGTTTCTACCAACTTACCATTTATAACAGTTCCATTGTTTAACATATCTTCAAGATTGATTAAACAACAATTACCTGTAATTATACCACCATCTAACGTAAATGTTTTCGTTACTGGTTCTTCTACACACCATGTATCATATAAATGTCTATCTTCTCTACAAATATCTTTTACTATCCAATTTTTATTAGGAGATTGTTTTTTCATAAATCTAAAAGTATAAAGTCTAGCATTAGTTTTATAATTAGTATTTCTAACTCGGAAATTTTCACTTGTAATATGATAACCTGCTAAAGCTGAAATTTCTCTTATCATTAATGCTAAATTATCATTAGCTGTTGCTATACCATATCTATCTTTAAATCCATCTGCTGAATAATATCCTAAGAATAATGATATTTTTTCTTCTTTAGATAAATATCTCCATATTTTATTCTCAATAAATTCATTCTTAGATAATTTTGTAGCTTTTTGTACAAATATATCTTCTGAACCATTTGGTTTGTAGCTTGAAATCATATAACCAGCATCTAAGAACTTGTCTAACAACTCTACTTTGTCTTTGCACAATCTTGCTGATAATCCATGTGAATTACCTCTATTGTATTCTGTACCATCCCCTAATATAAAACCAAAACAGAACATATCATTATTTACTATTTCTACATCTGTTTCTTCTAAAAGTTGAAGTTTATCTCCTACTTTCAGATTTGTAGTTATATTTCCATTTCTAAGTAACCACCTATGATTTTCTGTTGCTCTTATCACTTTTTGTGTTCTTCCATCCGTTATAGTGATTTTTTGTAATCTTTGTTTATCATATTTTTTAACTGTGGCTTTTCTCCATTTACCATCCTTATCCACTACTTCTACTTGTTGACCATTCCCACACTCATTAAATTGTAGCACTCCTAAATTAGTTATAAATTTAGTATCTCCACTAAAACAATTATGTATAGGTTGCATCAGATAATCCATATCATGTATATGAATTGCTCCTTCATCGTGTGCTTGTATTTGATAAGCTGGAACTAACTTTCTTCTAGCTATATCTTTTGATACTTCACCAGCAATTAAATCTCTTTGAGTAGATGCTATAAGTGCATTTTTATTAGAGTTTTCTTCCAGCACATCTACATTGGTTCTTCCAACAAGACCTAAGATACTATCATCTGTAGTGTTGTTTATTCTTTTGTATTCTTGTACTGCTCTGTAGCCTTCATAACTTCTTGCTACCTCTTCTAAACCTATTGAAGTAAGCATCATAAATACATCTTTTTCAATAACACTTACCTTAACTATGTTAAGCCCTAAATCCTCATATTGTTTTTCTAATTTTTCTGCTATCTCCATAGCTGGTTTAAAATCTTTAAACCCACAACTTCTCATAGCTTTCTCTACTGCATCTTTAATTTTTACTTTGTTAAATTTTGTTTTACTATTGTTTCTTTTAATAACTATCATCTTATATCTCCTATTATATATTAAATAAATTTCCAAAATCAAATTCCTTTTCATCTACTTTTTGTTTTATCTCTATATCTTCTATAATTACTTGTGGGTAAGACCTTCCCATCCATTCATTTACTGAGAACTTCCCAATTATCTCTAAATCATATAAATCAGTATTAATCAATTTATCTATCTCTTCTTGTTCACATTTGAATTTTATAAAAGTAATGTAATTGTTTTTGAATTTTATAGTATCTTTAAGAGTACCTATTGTTTGTACTTGATGTTTGTCAATATTAGTCAATTTGATATGGAATAATGGTTCTTCAAATCCTTTACACCATTGATGTTTCATTTCAGATATTGCAAATATATCTGTTGCTGGTATATAACCATTAGAATATGATTTGTCTACGATATGACTATCTTCACTTATATTTGTACCCAATAATTGTACTGTCAAATCACTTAAATTCTTCTTAGTTATTGAAACTCCAAATGCTCCTTCATGTCCACTAACATATTCACACATCTTAGTATTTGCTAAATAAGTTCTAAAACTTCTAAAAGTATTTGTAGACCTTCCAGAGCCTCTATAGAAACCATCTTTTTCACAAACAACTATTGCTGGTTTATTGTATCTATCTACAATCTTACTAGCAATCAAACCGGAAAGGTTTCTATATTGTTCATCTTCAAATATAACTATTGTAAAAGGTAAGTTTTGAGTAATTACTCTAGTACTTTCATCTTCTAGTACCTTCTTAATCATTCTAGTTTGTTTGGCTTTCAATCTATCGGCTATCAACTTAACACTCTCTGTATAAGTCATTTCTACTTCGCCCTTACCTTTTACTTTCATGGTTCTTGTTTCTTCACTTTCTGATATAAGAGCCTTGAATAAATCTCTTTGTTCTTCTACACTACCAATCCTTATAACAGCATTTAAAGAAGGTGCTACATCATAAGATATTGTATTAAAATCCTTCTCTTCCTTCTCTCCTATAAGAGTTTGTAAAAGAGGATTTCTTATATCCTTAAGACCTTCTAAAACATAATATCTTGTTTCGGGATGTATTATCTCCATAGCATCAGCAACAAGGGCTATTGATGTTAAATCATAGAAGTTCCTTGCTCCATCTAAATTAGCCATAATATCTAAATATTCTAAGAACTTAAGAACCATTCCAGCACCACTTAAAGTCTTATTACCATCTTCTTGTAATTGGTTATTGATTACTACTGCATTTTCTGAATATCTATCTGTCTTATGATGGTCTATAACTAATATGTCTACACTCATATTCTTAAGTAATTCATGTTCTTTAAAGTCATTAGAACCAGCATCCGGTATTATTAATAAATCCGGCTTATCATCAAATACCCTTCTCATTATCTCCGGACTTAAACCATGAGCTTTTCTACCTTCATGTAGCATATATTTAACACCAGTATAACCCACATAATCTCTAAGATATAAGTACATCATAGCTCCACTACATAAACCATCTGTATCACTATCAACTAATATAGTAATCTTATGTCCATTTCTTACATGATGTGCTAGTAATTCAAATCCTTCATGCATATTTTTATAAACTATTGGTGGCATTATATCATTGTTTGTAGGATTTAAAAAACTTTGTCTTTCCCTATAGTTTACATTTCTATTTTCATAGATTAGTTCAACTAAATTATCTTTAATTCCACCTCTTAATTTATATTTCATCTATATACTTCCTTTCCATATTCTTGTTAAGATAGTTGTATATATATTGTTTTATTTCATCTTCATACATACCTCTTACATGAACAAGTGATATTAACATTTCACTCTCTATTTCTCCCATTGAAAACCATACTCTTATATAACTTCTTACCGTTTTAGTTTCATTTAATAATCGTATTTGTGAGTATTCATATTCCATTTTCTTAATTAATATTTGTTCCATAACTATACTCCTATTTCATAAAATATTCTGTTCTTCATTAGAATATCAAAAACTTCTATGCCCTTATCAGTAGGACTATCCTTCTTACCTAATAAATTGAAACTATCCCATATTACGCTTACTGTAAAACCTTCCTGTTTCAATCTATTTAATATAGTTTTCTTAATCCTGTTTTGATATAATAATTCTTCTTGTGAGCCTAATACCTCAAACTCCTTATCTAAAGCTACTATAACTTCTTCTACTCCTAAATCCTTAAGTATTTGTATTTGATATTTACTTAAGTTAGATGAAGATAATGCTAATGATATATTAGTATTCGGGTACATAGTATCTAATTGCATTACTGCTTTCTCACTCTCTAACAGAACTACCTTCTTAAACCTTTTAATATTATCTTTGTTCAAGTGTAGTGCGTAAAAATATTGACTTGTAGGTGCTGAAAGTAACTTCTTATTCAGTATAATTGGCATATATTTTCTTCCTGTATTAACCATTTCTTCTTCTAAGTTCCTACATCTAATCGCAATCAATTCTCCATTTTCATTCCTATGTGGAATAATAATTCTGTTATTATAAATATCGTACATGATACCAAACTTCTTCATAGTCTGAATATTTATTCCATCATCCAAGAAACTTCTGTGAGCCATCTTATAAAAGTGATTTAATAAACTTTCGTCTAATATTTTTATCTCCTGTAGTTGTTCCTCCTTTGTGGGTTCTATTTTAAATCTATTCAATATGCTCCAATCGTCATTATTAACTTCTGTTTGTTGTCCATAACCAACTGAAAAAGATAATCCTAAACCAAACCTATTACTGATATATTCAATCACACTTGGTAAGTTCATATCTAAAGCATTTTGTAATATCTGTAAAATATCTAAACTTCCACAATCAGTATAACAATGAAAATTCTTAGTATCTTTATAGAAGTAGAGTTTATGTGAATCACCACCATGACAAACAGTTCTGTATAATACTTCGTTCTGATTTCTACTTTCGATAGCATCTGCTCCAATATCTTCCATCAGAATCATTATCTGCTGAATTGATAATTTCTCCTTTAATTCCTTTGCACTTAACAATTCCTCACTTCCTTCATTAACCTATAACTAATTATTTACACCTAACTTTCAAAATGTAAAAAGGATAAGTAAAATACCTATCCTATATCAAATCTCTCCCAACTATTTCGGGAATTATATCATAATCTTGTGTTGTTACAAAACAATCGTGCATCTGCATATTGTCTAAATTCATATTGACCCAAACAATTATCCCTGTCCAAGTCCCACCTCTATTCTTATATATATGGTGACAATGAGTAGGAACTTTATTACAGAACCCTGTATCAATAGCTGATTGTACCTTTTCTAACTCTGCTTTACCTACTTTAAGAGTTATCATACCAACATCAACCTTATCTGCTACTGCCATTGACCCTCTTATATGAGTAGCATCTGGGTGTTCATCTGTCTTATAAGACCTATTTAACTGTGTAGAAGTTAATAGATATACTCCATACTTATTGCATATACTATTCTTAAGTCCAGCTGTTAATAAAGATAATTGAACATCCTCTCTAGGTGCATATCCAAACATCTTAGTCAATTCCTGTGCCAAAGCAGGTGTTATTTGTATGTAGTCAAAGAATATATATCCTACATTTCTAGTTATTATATGTTGTTCAATCATGTTCTCCAATGATGATATTGAGAAGTCAGAAGTAAATTCTATTGCGATTGGTGACTTCATAAGTATCTCACCAGCTCTAATCAATCTTTGCTCTGTCATTTCATCAAAGTCCCCATTCTTGATTTCTTCTTCGGGAACTCCACTTATACAAGCTAATAATAGGGTTTGTATTTCCTCTCTAATTAACTCTGTAGATATAAATAAACTTGGCACAGGATTATTGTTCTTAATCCATTGTTTTGTGGTTGGACAATACTTCTCAATAGCACTTATATTAACCATTTGACCAGCCATAAACCTTGATTTCCCTGTACCAGTCCCAGCCGAATTAACTATCAACTTACTACCTTGCATACCTCTTAGAACTGTATTTAATAGCTTTGATTGATAAGGTAATCCCCATTTGGGTGCTATCTTACATTGTTGTATTAACTCTAAGATACCTTCTCCAGCTTGATAACTATCAACATTATCCTCTTTGCTTTTATATTCATTCTCTATTTCAATTAATTTAAGTTTAAAATGGTTTTTAATATCTGTTATATCCATCTTATCTAACTTCATCTTCTGTTCTTCAATTAAAGCTAAATCGGTAGAATTTATATCTAACAGTTCTGCTATATCTATCCCAACCATACTATACTTTCTTAATAAAGAATACTTTCTAATAGTTCTCATAGAATATTCCATTGAACTATTCTTAGCCATTCTCTTACTTTCGTCAAACCACTTTATCCCGTTATTAGCTCCAAATAAAGCACTCTGTTCGGGAAAAGCATCTAAGTATGTAGCAACAGCTAAACCATCTATCTCTTTAATATCTACTTCTCTAGCCATTGTACTAAGTGTAGCAAATACTAACTTGTGAAATCTCTCTGTAAAGTCATTTATATTAAGTATCATATCTCTACTGTTTATTAAATTTAAATTATTGGCACAACCACCAAGAAATTTCATCACTTCCATGTTGTTATAAATCTTATTATACATCTATATCTCTCCTATGTTGTATATTCTAGTGTTTTCTACTTTAGGCTTTATGATATTATCCTCACTAATCCTAATCTTAATATCCTCTCTTGGTTCTTTGATTTGATGTAGTGAATTGTCAAACCTCCACTTGCTTTCGTATAATTTCTTAGCTGAATTATAATAAGTAGGTACAGCCATGATTGTAAATTCATCTGCTTTCTTACCTAAAATCCTAACTATATAATCCATTACACACCATATTTGAGAATAAGTAATACCTTCTTCTCTATAAGTTTTAATTTTGCTTAACCATAAACCATTTGGTCTATCCACATTGTATAGTTTACAAAGATTATCTATTAAATACCTATATTCATTTCCATCTGTAAAGCAACTAGGGCATAATTTATGTTTCTCGCTAGTATAAATAAGTTGGTCTTTTGGATGTTTCTCACCACACTTATTACATTTAAGCATCCTCATATTATCACTTCCTTTAGTTAACTATTTACAACATATTTTAAGAATGTAAAAAGAGTAGGTAAAAACCTACTCTTGAAAAATCTATCCTAATAATTGTTCTAATCTAACTACTATAGTGTTTAAAGCTCCCATCATTTGTGGTGTAGCCTTATCTAAACCTCTTTGATTTCCATCATCATCACAACCAAGTTCTTGTGAAAGTATCGTATTAGCATCATCAAATTTGTTTTGCTCCTGTGCTTTCTTGCCTAATTCCATTATGTAAGCCATCACTTCTTCAAATGATTTATCTTCTACTAATACATTCTCTTTCTTCTCAACTATAAGTCCATTATTATTTTTACCTATTCTATCTATACCTTTTGCAAATTCATCTTTTAACACATTAGCATCAAAAGGTAGAACTGGTGGTAGTTCTCCACCTCTGCATCTAGCATCAAAATATGGTGTAGATTGAGAATATATAACCCTCTCTCCATCTTGTCCATATGCACAGAATAATCTTATATCAACTTCGGGTAATAATAAATTCTTTATTCTATCAGATACTTTAGGCTCTATTCTTATATATTCAGCACCACTAGCATCTTTAACTTTCTTCTCTATTGGATGTGCTATGTAGCATAGAGTATAATTCATCTTTTGTAATTGCTTTATAACATTTAAGAATCTCTTATCTATAATTTTATAACCAGCGTTCCATTTAAGTGCATCCTTCACTAAATCAACTCCATAAGCATCTGTTACAGATTTTTCACAGTAGTAGTCTAATAAGAAAAGTGTATCTATAACTATTGTATCGAACTTTTCTCTCATAGCTGGGTTCATTAATTGCCCCAAGTATGCTGTTAATGTTGCATAACTATCTACATTTACTGTATATGCTCCAGCAATCCCATTTGCACTATTCTCGAAAGCTAATAATAAAGTTCTCTCTTTACCATATATATCTAGTGCTAAAGGTGTTTTACCTATACCACTTGCTCCGAATATAAGCATTGAATTATCTCTTAAATCTTTTGAAACTCTACTTGGTTCTAACTTTAATAAATTTATTATCATATAAATTCCTCCTGTAAATTAATCATATAAGTAACTATTTACAGAATAGTTTTAAAAAGTAAAAAAGAAGAACTTTTTAGTTCTTCTTTTTAGTAATTATTTTAAGTTTTCTGTAGCTACTTTAGCCACAGTACTATAGTAATTGGCTTTACACCCACCATCTGTAAACAGATTAATAATCATAACATTTCCTCCTTGTTATAAATACTAATATTTTAATTCTATATCTAAAAATTCTTAAATAAAATGAACATTTTATTAAAAAAATAAGTCCTACAACCCTGTAATTGCAAGGTGTGTAGAACTTATATCATTACTTATCTAGTTAGCAAAAGGATTACCTTGTGCTAGTGTTCCAAATTCTGTTGGTATTTGTGTTGGTGCTCCGAATCCTACACCAAATCCTACAGTAGAACTATTTTCCACAGCTGGTGTAGATACTTTTTCTTTACCTTCTAGTAATATAGTTTCAAGTTTTTGTTGTCTTATTTTTTTAACCTCAACTATTTGGTCTTGTGTATATCCTGTTGGTAATACATTTCCACCAAATGCTCTATTAACTCTAACTCTTTTTTCTGCAACTATATCAAGACCAACTCCCCAGCCTACGTTGTCTACTTTCTTAGATGTTTCAATAGCATTAATTAAATCAAAGTTTATTTCAGCTGTACATCCAGCATAGAACATTCCTTTAAATGCTCCAACACCTTCTTTTGGCACATTTATAGATACTGGTAGTGCTTTACCACCATAAGCTATAGATGTTAAAGCCACATCTGCTGTTCCATCTTCTTTATCAGTTATAGTTTCTATGAAACCACCTATTTTAAATTTAGCCATATGTTCAGATGATGCATCGACTCTATTTATTATAGCTCCTTTTATTTGTAATGTAGATACTACTTCATCTCTATTTTTACTGTAGTAATCATTCATTTCTAATGAACCTTCTATTTTTATAGTATCAGCTGTTTCTTCGCCAACATCAATTATAGTTTTATATTCTGCATTTATTGTTTGTAATGCTTTGTATAATCCATTTTCATTACCATCTTTTTTTAATGCCATTTGCATTACATTTACTTTTAATTCATTTAAACCATCAGCTGTGTTAACTACCACAGTTAAAACACCTTTTGCATATGCTTTTCCACTTTCTTTTCCAGTCCCGAAAGTTATTTCTTTATCTTTTAATTTACCTATTATTATCCCAGCATTGGCTGATTGTTGTAATGTTACGTTATTTTCCATTTTACTTCCTCCGTTATATTATTTAGTATTTAAATCTTATACCTAACTATTTACTAACTAAATGTAAAATGTAAAAAATAGATAAAAAAATATAAAAAAAAAGAAAGTCTTACAAACTTTCTCTTTTTATAATACTTCGTTCTACAAAAAGAACGACACAACAACAAATTTTAGGAAATTAAACAAAATGATTTATCCGTGTTTCATAAACAGATAAATAATACACAGTTTAATTAATTTACAAGGTGTGGTAACACCCCATAAAACAACAATTTTCTATTTCGATTTTTACACATTGCAGACTTGTTTTCTACATATATTATGTTATCACACAATCTATAAAAATACAATAGTTTTAATTAATTTTTCCATAAAAATTGTTGTATAATCTCAATAAATTATAACCTTCCACATTCATATGATTTGCTTTAATGAAATCTCTTACTTCATTGACTTTCCAATCATCTTTAATAGTTCTAAGTTTGTGTATGTAACCACTTTTTTCTAATGTGCTTACCGTGGTTTCTAAACCTATAAACTTAACAGTATTCTTAAATCTAGTCTTGAACCCTTCTAGTCCCATAGGCTCTAAACCTTGCTTATTCCTCTTTAAAGGTTTAGGTCTTACTACATATTCACTTGCTGTATTAAATTCATAGTATTTAGTATCACCACTAGAAGTAAAATAAGCATACTCTACTTGATTTAAAGTATCTATAGTCACTTGCATAAATACTTTATCCATAACTACAATCCTTCCATTTACATTTATAGTTGAGTTATCTAAATCTATATCTGTTTTTTTTAGATTTAAAATATCATTATAATCATGACCTGTTATACCATTGAAAACAGCCAACACTATAAACTTATCTATTGGATTAATTAAATTATCTATTGCCAATTCAACCTCTTCTAAAGAGTAGATACCTTTTGTTTGACCTCTACTCTTGATATTATAGTCGTTGATACTCATTACAATATCTATTTTTTCTCTTCTAAATATCTTATTTAAAACAGATATATGACTTCTTGCTGTAGTGTAGTTAGAGTTCTCACTTAACTGTAAGAAAAATGCATCAATACCTTCTTTAGTAATTGAGCTATAATCTCCTTTAAAATATTTTTTTAATCTTCTTTCCATTAATATTGTTGGTTTGTCTTTCGTCATTTTTTACTCCCTATTTTGAATATTATTTTTCAAATATAGTTGGGCTTTTTTAAAGGTAGCCCTAACCTTATTATTTATTTCTTCCATCTTCCATTAAAAGTTTCCAATGTCTTATGACCTTCTTTGTCATATTCTTCTATTCTAATCCAACCGTTTTGTTGTTTTATCTGTAGTTCCATACCCTCATTTCTTTGGATAAGTACAGCACAGTCCTCTCCTTTATTTGTTACAGATGTATATAAGCCACTCTCTGTATGTTCTATCAGTTTAGCTACATCCTCTAAAGTTTCTAAACTATGTACCAATTTAACTTCATTTTCTTTCTTAGTTTTTTTTACTTCTTCTAAGAAATTATCTAATAAATTTACTGCTATTGATTTTAATTCTTCTACATATATTTTTAATGAATTTTCATAACAATCGTAACTACACTCTTCATAAGTTATAGCTCCATATATCTTATCATAATCCGAACACTTAAACAGGTCTGTATTCTCAACTAATTTTTGTATTTCTTTTTTGAAACTTTGCAAATCCTTATTTTCATTTAAGATGTTTTGGAATAGGTCTGCTTGCATATCCATTATAGGCATTACATTAGCCATTGGACTTAAGTTTTCTATATTTACCATCAAGTTATCCATTTCATCCATTAACTTCTCGAATTTTTCAACTTTACCTTCCAGCGAATTGATGGCTTTATTTAAAGTATATTTTATAGTCATATCTACAACATCCACCTCTTCTGTTTTCGTGTTTTTTCTATACACAACATAGTGTGGTTCTTTTATGTGTTTTTCATTAAACAATTTGCACTCATACTCTTTATTTTCTTTAAGTAAATCTTCAACAGCACTTTCTACTGTTAAACCTTGCCATGTTTTTTCTTTCATTTGAGCTGGTGTTATCACCAAACTACCTGTTTGTTTATCCTCAAATTCATCTAAACCATGTTTAACATAATCAGACATTTTCACAGATTTATTATCCTTATTTCTTCTTAGTGTTACTTCTACATCATCTTCATTGAATGGTAAATCTACGAAATCATTTACTTCTTTTTCGTCAGTTTCTTCTTCCATAGGTAGTTCTTCCATGTTTTTATCCACCCATTTATCGAATTTTATTTCATTGATTTTATCCATTATATGCTCTTTCACTTCATCTTTTATTAAATCCCATGCTTGTTTTTTAGTTTCAATTTTATTTTCAGAAGATACATCAGCCATTAAATTGTACATTAAAAATCTCATACTACTTCTAAGACTACCATTTTCAGCATATTTAGGATTTATCCCTATATCTTTTAAATACATCCCCATTTCACCAGCATCTTGCATATTAAAGAATACATCAGCATATTGGAATATTACACTTCTGTTTTCCATTCTTTGTTTTTTTTCTTCTGTTGGTTCTGGAACATCTTTGTAGTATACAATAGTTTTTCCTTCACCTATAGATGTTGCACTATGACTATCTCCCATATATCTAAACATTGTCCAACGTACATTTAATTGTTTTTTATTGTTAGTTTCCCATGTGTCCCACATTCTTATTGTAACATCCTCACCAAATGAATTTACTATAGTCACTCTATCTAAGTCTACATCTACTATTTTGATTACTCCTGTTAAACCATGTTCTTTTTTGTTTGCTATCTTTTTAACTGCCTTTTCAGTTATACTAGTCCAAAGTTCATCAAATTCTTCGTTTATTATAGTTGTTGTATTTTTCTTTTCTGTCATAACTTTCACCTCTTCTTCTTTTAATATGTTTTTATCTTCATCTGTTGAAGATAAGTCTATTTTTTCTTCTATGGAAACTATCTCACATGGTTTATTTGTGTCTATTAATTTTTCTATGATTTCTTTTTCATCTAAAACCTGCACATCTAAACCACAAGCATCTATTATTTCTACTTTGAAGTAATCAGCTAATTTTTTAACTAATTCTATACTTTCATTTCCTCTATGTGCACCAGCATATAAGCCAGTTATTTCTTTTTCTCCATATTTAGTTTCTACTATTGCATATATACAATTCTCTGCCTTGCTGTTTATTAATAATGTATGTATTTTATATTCCATATTTTCTATTTCATGAGTTATGTGGTCAAAGTGTTTTTTCAATTCTTTTTCTATTTCTACTACTAAAACTTCAACAACTTTATTTTCTTGACTCCCCCATTTATCTTCATAGTAAACTAACACATCTGCTACTAATTTAATAGTTTCATCTGTTTCTTCTATATAAGCTCCAATTTGTTCATCAATTTTTGTTATATGTTTAAAGTATGTATCAAATTCTAACATTTCTTTTTTTGTAGGTTTTCTCCCAGTATATTCACTATCTATGTAAAAATATGTTCTTTTATCATTTGCATCATATTGCACATCGTAAGCTGATGGTATAAATTTTTCTACCACATCTGTTATAACATCTTCTGTTTTGTTTTTCATTGTTTTTAATTCGTTTCCTATTTTGTTTAATGCATTTTTTAATTTAGTTTTGTTGTATTGTTGTGTCATTTCTTTTTCCTCTTCTTTCTCTTCTTGTGTATTGTTGTTTATTTTTTCTAATAATCTCTCAGCTAATTCTTTACTGAATGATGTTTCCCAAAATTGTTGATACTCTTTATAATTTTTTTCTCCAAATATTTCTACCACTATTTCATTTCCCTTGTGGTTAGTATCGAACCCTATGCCATACCATCCTTTTTTATTTTTTATTACTTTTGGCTCACTTGTAGCCACATCTTTAAATTCTTCAAGCATTATTTTTGCTCTCTCAACTACATTCTGTTGATTAAATGTTACTATTGTTTCCATGTCTTGTTCTGCATGGTATCTTTTAAGTTCTTTTTCTAGTTTTTCCCCTTCTAAAAACTCTTCCATAGTAGGTTGGTAGAAGAACTCTTTTCTTTTTTCCAGCTTACTTCTTATTGGACATATAGAACCAATATATTCATCATTTTTATCAAACATATGAACTGGTTCAACTGGTGTTCCCAATCTTATACTACCTATTATTTTTTCAAAATATCTATAGTAGTGAGAATTTATGAAAGCATGGTATCTATCATAATCATCACCTGTTACAATTTGAGTTGTTTTGTTTGTTTTTAATAATGCTTGTTCAGTTCTTAGGTCTATTTCAGTTACTAGTTCGTAATCTTCTTTTTTTCCACTGTAAAATCTTCTGCCTTTATATTCGTATGCTGAAACCATATCCGAATATTTTTCAAATAGAGTATCTATGTTTTTATCTATACCTTTTTTGATAAATAAGTAACCATTACCTAAATATTGAACTCCATCTATAGTTTTTTCTACTAATCTGTCACTATTGTTTATTATTTGATTTCCTCTTTTTTTAGTTCCCATCATAACCTGTTTTGCTGTTATTGTTTTTAATACTAAATCTCTTGCTCCTAAGAATAAGTCTAATAAATTTTGTTTTGTGTAATTTAATTCCATTGTTGTGTCCATCCTTCTTTTGTTTAATTTATTGTTTTTGTTTATTAATCTAAATCTATTATTATATTTCCTATTGGTGATTTCATTACCATCACATTTTCTTTTTGTAAACTATCTGATATATAAATTGGAGGTAATTTTCTTGGTATACAAGCGATTTTTCTAATACCTTTCTTTGTTATGCTGATTTCCCAATCATCTAAATTTTCTTTTCTTGTTACCTCTATCATTCCAGCCTTTTCAAGTCTAGCTGTCATTCTTTTAAAACCTACAGCATTTGTTTTTTGTTGTGTATATGTATTCTTTTCTAAGTAAATAGCTATTTGACTAGCTCTTACTGGTGAATATAATTTTTTACTAAAGTTAATGTATTGTATACCTTGAAGGTATTCAATGTTTCTAGTTGTTAATTTTATTTCTTGCATTTGTTTTTCTCCCCTTTTTCTTTGTGTTGTTTTTGTGTTATAAGTTTATTATAAGAGGTATTAACTTTATCTGTCAACACCTTTTTTAAACTTTTTACATTTCATGTATATCGTACCACACATTGCTGTATTCCTCAGCACATTCTAATTCACTATCGTATGTTATTTTTTCTTCTTCCCCGTTTGAGTAGCTAACCACTATTGAATTTTTATCAACTGTTTTTACATCAGTCATTGTTATTTCTTCTTCCTCGTCCCCATATATTTCATACCATACATCAGTGTATTCCTCAACTGCATCTAATTCGTTGTCGAACTCAAATCTTTCTTTTTCTCCATTACTGTATGAAACTTCATAAGCATAATCATTAATCATGTTTACATCTGTCATTGTTTTTTCTTGTGTATTTCCTTTTCCAAATACTCCTACCATCACCATTACTGCTAAAACTAAACCTAATATTTTTTTCATTTTTCTAATCTCCTTTAAATCACCTGTTGTTTTTATTTTTCTTTTTTTCTTCTGTTGGCTACCATCATCAGATATCATGAACCATCATGATATGACCACTAGCTGAATTTTTTTTCAGCTAGGGTTTCGGTTTTACAGAACTGCTATCCAGTTAGATGCTACAAATACACCATCATATCTAGCATCTCTACCATATTTTTGGTAATCGAAGTAATTTTCCATACCGATTTTTTCTAATTCGTATATCACACCATTTAATTCTGCTAGTGCATAACCAAGAGCCTCATCCTCATTTATTTCGTCCTCATCAAGTTCTAGTAAGCAATAATCGTCTAGGTCAAACTCACCTCTTCTCAATTTATCTGCTGTGTGGCAATCGTACTCAATTAGTGCATCTAGGCATTTTTTTTCGTATTCGTCCATGTTTTCAATTTGTTCTGCTACCTCATTTAACATTTTAATACTGTCACATTCTGATATGTCGAAACCGTTAATATCACACTCCCAATCGTGTATTGCATACTCTTCATAGTAGTAAATTCCTTCTTCTTTTCCCATTGAGAAGTTTCCTTCTTCATCAAATGTTGCTACTCCTATCTCAACCATTTTTTCTTGTATTTCTTCCTCTGTAGCTGGTAGCTCTAACCATGCTCCTTTTAATATTCCTTCGTTATATTTTCCTAAGTTTGCTATGTATATGTTCATCATTTTTATTTTCCTCTTTTCCTATTTTTTGTTTTTTTTTGTTTTTGTTTTCCTGTTTTTTGTTCTTTCGTACCAATCTGTGTTGTAATGGTGTTTTCAGTTGTGTCTTATACGTTCTTGTAGAACCCTTTTATCTTTCCATCTCTTATACAGAACCCTAAACCATATTCAGCGTACCATTTGTATGCATCCTCTAGTGTCATTTCTAGTATGTTTGCTATCTTCATTTCTGCCATTTGTGTAATCCTTCCTTCTTGTTAGTAAATTTGAAATTTGTTGTTAGTGTGTCTTACTCTATTTCCATAAACCTATACCATAATCGGCATCTATCATTAGGTTTACTCCATTCTTGAAAGTCACTTGTAGACCTGTCCAGCATACTTGATATGCATCTACAGTCGTAACTATCATTCCTACTACTATTGCTGTTCCTATTAAAAACTTCTTCATATCTCCACCACCTTTGTAAATTAATCTGTGTATCATCACCTATTTAAAAGTGAGTTTCAAACACTAACCTCAGTTAGTACCTCAAACACACCTTTAATCAAGTGGACTATCAAATCGCAATCCACTTTAAATGTGTTAACATTAAAGAATTATCAAAACTGTGTAAGCGAGTATTGAAACATATTTAATTGTCAATGTGCATTTTGTGTTGTATCTGTGTTGCTTATTAAGTGTACCACATCACCCGACCGTTGTCAAGTGAAGTTTCATTGTGTTGTATCTGTGTTATCTTGAACACATTTATTATTATAACATCTTTCGTTTAGGTTGTCAACTAAAATTTTGAGGGTGTATTTGAATTGTTACTTCATTTGAGAGGTATTCAAAGTTCTCAATTTAGTTTCCCTGTCACATCTTAATGTTATCATAACTCTTAATCTGTGTCAATCCCTTTTTTGAAAGAATTTCCGACTGGAGATATTTTCTTCCGCCTGTCGTCTGTCACCCGACACAATTAATATTACACTAGATTTAAAAAAAATGCAAGCCCTAAATTAAAAAAAATTAAAAAAATAATTTCGGCAAAAAGTATTGACATAAATATTATGGTGTGATATAATCACGCACTCGTGCACACATACGCACGCACACACTAAAAAATCCCTATAAAGGAAGGAAACTTATCAAAAACCACGTATAAAAACCTTATAAACCTGTTGCAATTCCTATACCTTAAGGGTGTGCTTTAGCTACTGATTTAGATGTAGAGGTTAGGAGTTTAATATTATGAATTGTCAGACTATTCATAATTAATATACTATTCATACTATTCATAATTAATTGAATTGTCAGACTATTCATAATTAATTGAATTAAATAAACTATTCTGAATTAAATTAAAATCTAACTATTACAAATATAATCATAATAAATCTAATTATTAAAAAATAAATAATTTAAAAATAAATTATAATAAATTAAATAATTTAAAAATAAATATTTCAAAATCTAAAACTTAAAAATTATACTATCTAGTATCTTATAGTATAAATACTGTGTGAAAGATACACTATTTAATCATCTCAACCCGTTGGTATCACTGGTTTCCAGCCCTTTTCTACCTCTTTTTTTTTTGAAAATTTTTTCATAGGGTTGCGGGTGGGTGTTCTAAAAAATATTTCCCCATAATGAAAAGTAAAGGGGAAAACCTACATAAAAATTTCTCCCCAAAAATAACGATTTTTTCTTTACCTGCACACACATTCCTGTGTAATTGCACGTATTATTTACATATGTTACATCCATTATATGTACTGAATTTATTCTTAGTCATATGTCCCCTTGAACAAAGGAGATTAACATAAGTATCTCTACCTATATCATCTATAGAATTAATCACCTTTGGTGTGTATGTTTTCCCTCTTTTTTGTAATTCTTTTCGCCTTACTCTTTCAGACCTTCTGTAATCGGCTAGGAACTGTTTCTTACGTTTGGTAATAGATAAAGTCAATTTACAGCTTGGACACTTATTAGAGTGCTCCACAATCTGTTTTTTTGACAGTTTAATTACGTTACCACAGTCACATTCACATAAATACATATCATTTCCATATCTTTTTTTGATAGTCCATGTGCCAAACTTTCTTTTTCTAAAGTTTTGTTCTTTTTTAATCTCAATATTATTTCTTTTTAAGCATTTATATAAAGTTGATGTTGGTATGTTTAGTGTTTCTGATAATTCTTTTACAGTATTACATTTTTTTATTACTTTATTAATTTCTTCAACTTGCTTTTGATTTAAATAATATTTATAAGTCGGAATATTATTCTTATTCCTAAAGTTACATATTTGACTTGTGGTGCAACCCAATTTTAAACCTATTTCTGTATCATTCATACCTTGTTTCAAAAGTTCTACAACATCATTAACAGTTAATTTCTCCACATTAGACTTTTTACATTTATATTTTTCTGTTAAACTTCCTAATGCATTGTTTTTAATTCCCCCTCTTATTCTATTGTGCTGTTCTCTTAATTTCTTTAATTCCTCAACACATTTGCTATCACCGCAAGTTTTCGTGATTACATCACTTTCAAATTCTTTCCCACAGATTTCACATTTGAGCGTTTTCATATTCTTACATTTATCACTACAATAAAGAGATTTTCCAACAAACTCTTTATTACATCTTTTGCATACATTTTTGAATTTTATATCTAACTCATTTTCTTTAATTATTCCACCCATTCTACTAATAGATATATTTAATTTTTCTGCCAGTTCTATTCGTGAATGACATTCATACATATATTTTTCAATATCTCTTATTTGCTTTTGTTTCTTATATGTTATTGAATTAGGAATATTGTTTGCTTTCCTAAACCTATGTATTTTATACTTGCTACATCCTAATACATTTCCTATTTCTGTATCATTGTACCCTTGTTCCAATAGTTCTTCAACTTCTGTAACAGTTATCATCCTTCTCTCTCCCTTGTGTTTATTTTCCTCTATGGCAATTGTCTTGTTTAATTATTTACAACACCATAGAGGACTGTAAACCTATGCTAATCCTAATCTAGCTATTTCAGCTTTAAGTTGTGGTAGGTTCATATCGAAGTATTTTTCGTCTTGAAGGTTATATTGTTTTCTAAGTAATATACATTCAACTCTATCGTTAACACTTGGAACATATTCTTCTTCTACTGGTGTTGGTTCTACTTCAACTACTGGTGTATATTCCACATGAGGAACAAATGGTCTAAACTCTTCTACTTCTTCTACAACTGATACTTCTATTGGTTTTTCTATTGGTTTTTGTTTTGGTTTATCTTTACCTATTGCTAACTTACCATTTTTACAATTCTTAAATACGTATTGTTCTACATCTAAGTCGTATTCATACCTATTTGTCACACCTTTGTCTTGTAGGTTTTTAATCGTTCTCCATATATATCCTTCTAAGTTATTTACTTTTTTATTTACAGCATTATATAACACTTGTTCAAATAACTCATAATCAAAGCCACTTTCTTCTAACTGTTTTAGGAAGTTCTCAAAGAAGTTAGTTATAAGTAAACCATGTTTTCTTACTAGTGTAAGCATTTTGTAGTTTTCCTTTTCATATTGTTTTCTTAAAAGCTCTTTTTGTTCTTCTGTCGGTTCACCCGTACATACATACATACTAAATTCAGTATTACTAGTATCAGTATTACTATACGGTAGTTTTGACTGGTCGCAAGCGGTAGTTTTTACCGTAGCAAGTGATTGCAATGGTTTCAGCGATTTATCACCTTCAAAACCAGTGTTTTCAATGCTACGGTCATTTTTACCGTTGCATTTTTTATCCTTAAGTTTGACAATCCTGTTTTCAGCTTGTCTTAATCTATACTCTTTATTTCTCTCAATTTCTTTTTGTGTTCTATCATTAACTGTAGTTAAAAATCCGTCTATGTAATCTTCTAATTTAGAAACTGTAACTATAGGTTGCTTAACATAATATTTAGTCTTATCTTGTTTAGCATCTGCTTGTTCTAATAAATCAAATTTAATAAGTTCGTTTTTATATTTTCTGATAGTCTTTTCAGATTTGTTTAGTATTTCTGACATTGTTATTTCAGAACACTTAATATAAACTCTACCTAAATCATCTATGTAATTATTCTTAAGTGAAAGTTGAACTCTATCAACTAGAAATGAATATAGCACCTTGCTATCATTTGTCATTTTTTTATACTTTTCTTCATAAAGAAGTGCCTTTGGTAATTGTGTAAACATCTTTTGTTGTTCTTGCTGTACTGTGAAATAGCTCATTTTATTCCTCCTATGTATAAACACATTAGGAAACTCACCATTTTCTTATTGTATTACTTTAATAAATCTGATATAATATAATCAGTAGTTTATTTGGGGATGGTGAGTTCCCAATCAGAACCCTGTGAGGCAAACACAGGGTTTTTTTATGTGCTTTTTTAAACCTTTTAAAATATTTTATTTCACCAAATCGGTGATTTAATGTAAGTATATATAGCTTTTCAACAAAAAACAAGTATTATTTTTAGGAGAAAAGTATATAGTTTTTACAAAACGTTGAAATTACAAGCATTTAGAGGTGAAAAAAATTTTGCAAAAAAATACACAAATTTTACAAAATGATAAATAAACAGTTTTTTGGAGTTATAAAAAACAGCAAAATATTGTACAAAATTTACATAAACCATGAAAAATGGATAGTTTGTTTATTATATATATAATGAAGGAAATATAAAATTGCAAAAAAATACACAAATTTTGCATAAAATTTCAAAAAAAGCATTGACGAAGTTTTTAATATAGTGTAATATAGTATATGTAGTCGGGAACACCGACCCACACAGCAAAAGATAATTGGAGGAAATTAAATATGAAAGAAATAATGAGCAACACAGAAGAAATGGATGTACTGTTAGGAATATCAGATGATGAATTTTCAGAAATGATGCAACAAAACATAAAGGATATAAAATTACCTGCTGTAACTGGTAGTGTATCAGTAGGAGTTGACATTGGAAATATAACAACAGTAGCAGTAAGTGGGAAAAATGAAATAATAATAGAAAGTAGAGTTGGAGATTACACAGAGTTTGATAAATTAAGTGGAGCTAAAACAATAGAACTACTAAATGAAACTTATGTTATAGAAAAAGGTGAGTTCGAGAATAAGAGTATCAAACACGAAAAGGACAACTACTTACATTTATTAACATATGCAGTAGGAAATGTGGTTAAAAAGAATAATGTACTAATAAACTTAGTAGTAGGAATACCAGCACAACAATACAATACACCAGCTAAAGAAAGTTTGGAAAAGAAATTAAAAGCGAATAAAGTATTAGTATGCAAGATAGATGGTAAAAAGAGAATATTACAAATAGGTAATATAATGATAGTTCCCGAAGGATATGGTGTAAAAGCCATAGGTGGTTTCAAAGAGTGTAGAAAAAATGCTGAAACAATAGTATTAGATATAGGTGGAGGAACTTCGGATTTAGCTTTCTTTTCACCCGAAGGCAAGTTTATAAAAGGTGATACTATAGATGTAGGTTTATTATTCTTATATGAACAAACAGCAGAAAGATTAAGAGCGTTAGGTCTTGAAAAGGTAAATAAAGAAGTGGGAAAAAGATATTATGATGGAGAATTAGATTTCATTAATAAAGAAGGAAAAGTTGATAAGTCATATAAAGCAGATGCTTTAAAAGTGTTCCTTAAGAAATTATTAAACCAATTCAAAGGTAAAACTGAAAATGCCGAACAAGCAAACATAATTATATGTGGTGGTGGTGCTAAGAAGATAGCAAACAATTTTAAAAAAATATATCCTCGAACTATTGTTATTGAAGGTGTAACAGTAAATGCTAGAGGAAATGAAAAGGTTGGTGTGGTTAAATGGGCGAAAAAATAAATGAAACAAAACAAACTAAAGAAAAGAAAGTTTCTAAAGATATAAGACTTACATTCAAAGAGGATGAACAGGATATAAAAGAGTATTTAGAAAGCAAGAGTTCAGCAACTTGCTTTCTGAAAGACTTGGCTAGAATAGAAATGGAAAGAGAAAGAAGAATATTAGAAACAGCTAATGCCAATGTGGTTTTGGAACAAATTAAACAACTATTAGAACAGAAAGAACCACAAACACCAATATTTAATCTAACAGCACAGATAGGTTCTGTACAAGCTGTAGGTGGTGTTACTAGTGGTAGTCAACAAAATGAAACGGAAGATTTAGATGATGATGATGATTTTGATTTAGATATATCTGACTTAGATGGAATATAGAAGGAAAGTACCTAGAGATAGGTACTTTTTATTTTACCTTTATTTAATAGGCTGTAAATAATTAGGTAAAACTACATAAGGAGAAAGTTATCATGGAGGAATTAAATTTAAATAACATTGGTACAGGACAAGTAATTAAGAATTACAAGGAGTTTTGTGCTTTATTAGAAATTAAACCTAGAACTGGTAAGTCAAAGATAATCCAACAAGAAAAGATAGGGGAATTTATAGACTATCACAAAGAAGGTAATAAAATAATAATAGACAAAATAAAAGCAAAGAGGGCATTACTAATGGATAAAAGACAATTGGGTAACACTTGTAAAACAGCTATAGAAATAGGTGATGTTATATTACATAAGTTATTAGAGGATTACAAGGGAGAAGAGTTAGTAATAACACAAACAGAGCTATTATATAGACTGATGCTAATAACAGATGATTACAAACAGTTTCTATACAATACGGAACTATATCATAAGAACACAGGGATAGACTACAAATATCTAAATGAATATAGATTAAAAGTAGGAAATCAAATTAATAAAAGAATAGTTAATGCATTGAATAGATTAGAAAAAAGTGGTTACATTCTATATAATAAACAACAGAACCTTATCTTTAAAATGAAAAATAAAGAAGGGGAGAGTATTAACCACAGATATTCAATAACAGAAGAAGTTGATAAAAAGAAGTATATTGATTGTAAACTAAGAGCATTTGATAAACTTAATGCATTAAGAATATTAGAAGATAAACCAGCTATAAAAGATATGTCTATGATATTCGTATATGGAGAATTAAAAAGATTTAAGAAATTAAGCTGTGAGGAATTAAGTAATGTATTCAATGAAGAATGTATAAACTTTTGGGATGCTTATGTAATATCTACTACCAAACTAGCCTTAGATAAGGTACTAGATGATAAAAGATACAATGGAAACATTGATTATATAAAAAGAAACTTCTATGAACTACTAGAGAATGTCACAAAAAACATAAGAGAACAAGAATTACAAAGACTAAGAAAACTATATAAAATTCTATATAAACAAGAAACAGAAAATGTAACTTGGGGAGAACCAGCAAGATTTGAAAGTGATAAAATCTTATTCATAATTGAGAACATAGAGAAAATGAGCTATACATTTATTTATTAACTACTATTTTATAGTAGTTTTTTTATATTCAAAAGTTGTCACTTAGAGGTCATATATAATAATAATATATATATAATATATATGACTTCTAAGTGACAACTTTTTATCTTGGAGCGAAAGCGACAAGAAAGCTAGAACTTTAGTTCTAGCAATATATCTATGATTTTTACTTTTTCTAAATGTTTTGTAAATAGTTAAATATAAAACAATTTGGAGGAAGTGAAATGACAAAATTTATTAGCCATAGAGCGAGATTTAAAGGTGATTTGGCGGGTGTAAAAGTATTGGATTTCAGAGGACTGGATTTCAATAAACATACATTAGCTGAAAGAATGGAAGAAGTAGTAAACAAATTAGAGGAAGTAGAACCATTCTTAGAAGAATATTTCAATGTAAATATAATAGAAGAAACAAATGATGAAGGAGAAGTTAAACAAAAAGAGAAGATATACTATAACTTTAGTCCTAACGTAACAGATGAATTGAGCGAGGATATAAACATATGCCAATTCCTACAATCGTATGCAACATATATATTAAACTCTACTGATATAAAAGAGAGTAAATTGGAGAAGTACACAATACTTACAGAGGAAGAATTTCAAAAAAGACTTAGAATGGAAATGTCAATAGATTTCAAAGTAGATTCAAATGTTATCATGGACACAAGACCAACTAATGATTACAAAAATTTAAGTCTTAAGATAACTGAAAAAGATATGAAACCACACTTACAGAATAATAAGTATGGAGTTAGAGATAAGGATATTGAATTAGCCAACGTATTAAATGATTACAATGTAATGAAAGAGTTTCTAAAGACAGAATTAAGAAAGATACAAACAGGGAAGTACTCAAAATATGATTTATTTAAGTTGAGAGTTCTATTGGCTGGTATAAATGATGATATGTTAATGTCAAAAGTAAAAATATTAGGAATAAGAGGGCAGGCTAAACGATTAGGGGATGAAAAGCCTATGAATGATTATTCAGCACTAGACTACTCTAATGAACAACATATTAAATATATGCTTAAGCATTGTAAGTTAACTAACACACCAAGACCCGATGATATGATGTCACATATTGGTTACGACTTACAATTGGTAATTAAGAGATTGTATAAAGATAAAGAGCTTGATGCAATAGACTTAGAAATAATTGATTGTTACAATAGCAATTATACTTTTGAAGAAATAGGTAAAGAAGTTGGTATGAAAAAACAATCAGTAGATTATAGATTGAATAAGATATGTAGAAAAATAACATATGTCATTTAATAGAAATTAGAAAGTACTTTAGAAGTATTAGGAGAAAGATTGGGTATTGCTATATACTAGCATAGGTTGAAAACCCTTCTTTTTTTATTTAATTAAAAAAAAATAAAAAAATATTAAAAATTGTCTGACAAATCTGTTATTTTTCGATAATATATAGTGTAAGGTATTAGTCTTATGGGTAAGGTTGAATAAAGTCAAAAATTACTAAAATTAGAAAACAAGTTTACGTTCTGAACCTTACCCTTTAATTAATTCGTTCATTAATTAAATTAATTAAATTAATTAATAATTTGTCTAGCACACTTTATAAGTGATTGTATAGACAATTTCCTCCTTGTAGTAGGTGTAGTTCCCACAACTACACCTACATTTAACAAGATAAAAAAGAGGTGAAGTTATGAAAACAAGATGTAGTAGATGTAGAACAAAGATTGATTTTGGTAAATCTATGTGTGATGAATGTTACACTAAGTATAATAGAGAAACCAAAAGAAACTTAAAGAATAAAGATGCTGAAAAACATACTAAAACATCAAAATGGCAATCAATAAGAAAGAAAGCATTATTAAGAGATAAAGGTTTATGTCAATTATGTTTATCAAGAGGTATAATTGAAAATAGAAGATTAGAAGTTCATCACATAAAGAAAAGGGATGATATAGTTCATACAACAGATGCACATTTATTGTATGATTTATCTAATTTAGTATCTGTTTGTAGACCATGTCATGAAAAATTAGAAAAACTAAGTGTAGTCAAACAAAAAGAATTGTTGAAGTGGGACAAAGAAGTTGAAGGTTTAGAATTTTATTTATAAAGGAGAAATATTATGGAATTTTTATTTTTTTTTATAAATCAATGGTTAACATTTTTAAGTGCTAGTTCACTACTGTATGTGGTAGCTTTTATTTGTCTGTTGATAGCCAGTCTAATAAGAAATAAATTTAAGATAATTGGTTATCTAAGTGTTATTAATGCTACATTAGCATTAGTATTAGCTAAGATATTGTTAAATATAGGTTTAATATTAACAGCACTTAAACTGGTTTTAGTCTTGATTTTACTATAAATCATTTAATATATTACTTCCGAAAAATATACAGATAGTGATATTAATATCACTATAACATGCTGGATTAACTCAATTGGTAGAGTATTCGACTTGTAATCGAAAAGTTGAGGGTTCAAGTCCCTTGTCCAGCTCCAATGAATAAAAAAACTTGTGGTCAAGTTTCTAGTTTTTAAAGGTTTGATTCCTTTTGGTAAACCATACTACCTTTACTAAAGTACACGGTATAAATTGTATGGTATGCATATGGAAAGATAACTTAATTGGCAGAGTGCGAGAGTGAAATTCTTGAAATGAGGGTTCGATTCCTTCTCTTTCCACCAGTAGAGTAGAAATCTCATAGACAAAATCGTTGATGCTCCTAGCCTCAACTGAATAACGCTAGGAACTAAATTATTTTGAATATTAATATTCAAATACAAGGAGAAAATATTATGTATGATTACATAGGAGGAAATGATATGTTAGGTTCAATGTTTGGAACAAAAGGAAATAGAGTTGGAACACAAGTGGATATGTTAGCGAATAACGCTAAAACAAAAATAGATAATGCAATAATGACATTAAAAAATTCTGATATGATTGAAATGCAATTTTCTCAATTATCTCAAATGGCTAAAGCAGAAGGAAACATAGGATTAGCTACTCAATTTGAAATGCTAAAAACTATGATAGATAATATGCAAAACCAAACTGTTATGATGTTAAATGATGCAAAACAAGATTTAATGAGAATAGACCAAGCAACTGATAGTATACAATACTAGGTGATATTATGGCTAATGAATTTAAAACAGCTAAAGAATGTTTAGAATGTACTAAACATAAAAAAGAATGTAAAGGGTATAGTTTCTCATTAAAGATACAATCTATGTTTTGCCCTAATAAAATAGCGAAGAAGAAAAAGTAAATGAAAAAGAATAAAATAATATTCAATCTGATGTTGAATTTAAAATAAAAGTTGATTAATAATTAAGGAGTATAGTGATTGAGGTCAAATCCCAGCTATGCTCCTTATTTTTTTTTATATGGAAGGGTGTCCGAGTGGTTTAAGGTGTAGTCCTGCTAAGACTATGGTGTGAAAGCATCCGAGGGTTCAAATCCCTTCCCTTCCTCCAATTAACATAAGGGAATGATGTAAATGGTAGCATAGCAATCTCCAAAATTGCTTGTCTAGGTTCAAGTCCTAGTTTCCTTGCCAATTACCTATCAATTAGGAGGAAAAATGAAATATATACTTATAATGATATTGCTAACTTTGTTATTACGAATAGTAGCACCATTACTATATGTGCAAAGTGCTAAATATTCAGAAGATAATTATAAGTTAGGTAAGATTTATTACAAATTAGGAATTATAGTAGATAAATTGTATTCTGTATCATGGATAGGATTATTGCTATTGATGGTAATAAAAGCATTAGAATTTATTTTCTAGGAGGTGGTCGAAATAGCTAGACCAATTAAAAATACAACAGCACTTCAAGGACATCGGTCTAAAACTGAAATCCAAGAAAGGCTGGAGCGAGAAAAGGCTATAACTGGTGCTAGTGATAATATAATACCACCAAAATTTATTGAAAATAATGAAGTAGCCTTAGAAGAATTTTACAGAATAGTAGATGAACTAAAAAAAGTAGGGATAGCTACTAATGTAGATAGCGTATTATTAGGTGCATATGCAGATTGCTATGCGAAGTATTATGAAAGTACATTATGTATGGAAAATGAACCATTAGTAACTCAATACACCAACAAAGGCGGAGAAGTTAATGATGTTCCGAACCCACATATTAAAATACAACAGCAATATCTTACAATGATGATGAAATTGTCTGATAGATATGGATTAGACCCAGCATCAAGAAGTAAGATAGCACACTTACAACCAACTGACAAAGAAGAAAAAGTAGACCCTCTAACACAGATGATGGCTAATTTAGGGTTGAGTAATGCACAGAAATAGAATATGTGTAGAAGATACTATTGCTTACAGATATGCTAAAAAGGTTGTAAGTGGAAAGATTGTAGCTGGTAAGTATATTATAATGGAATGTCAAAGGTTTTTAGATGATATAAAAGATACTAAAGACCCAAATTCCGAATGGGTGTTTGATTTAAACATCTATAATTTTATAATCGAGTTTCAATCACTTTTTAAATTTGCTGATGGTATTAAAGCTGGTATGCCTTTGGAGCTTGCAGAGTTCCAGATTTGGATAATCAGCTGTTTATTCTGTTTTAAACATAGAAAAGAAGGTTATGTAAAATACAGTAAAGCATATATACAGGTGAGCCGAAAGCAGGGTAAAAGTTTTTTGCTCGGATTTATAATTTTAATTAAATCATTACTTGAACAATATGGTCAGTTCTTCGTTTGTGCAACAAAGAAAGACCAAGCGAGTATAGTAGTTAAAGAAGTTAAGAAATTATTGGATATGAGTGATAAATGTGTAAGAGATAGATTCACAATCTATGGTAAAGCATCAATAAATAAGATTATTAGTGAAACTACATTATCTGAAATAGCTCCTTTATCAGCAGATGCAAACACACTAGATGGTTTGGGTGTAGATTTAGCTGTAATTGATGAATTTGGAGCACATCCAAATTATGCAATTTATGAAGTAATGAGAAGTTCACAAATTTACAAGTTAAATTCTCAAATAATAATCATTACTACTGCTTATCCAAATACTGCCACAAGTCCAGCATATACAGAAAGATGTATATTAATAGATGGATATGAAGGTAAAATTCCAAGAGATATTCGTTATTTTTCAGCAATATACGAAATGAATGAAGGGGATAGTTACGAAGATAAAGAAAATTGGGGAAAAAGCAACCCATTATTCGTACAATTCCCCGAAATAATGAAAAAGTTAGAAAACGATTATAATTCAGCAAAGAATGATGCTGAAAAACTTCAATTATTTAGAACAAAAAACTTAAATGAATGGTTAAATGGTGATGCACTGATTTCATACTTAGATTTTGATGAATGGAAGAAGTGTGAACAGGAAGAAGTTGATTTTGAAGGCGAAGAAGTTTATGTTGGTGTTGATTTATCAAAAACAACAGATTTAACAGCTGTTTCAATTATGTCCAAAGATATATTTGGAAATGTTAAATTAAAATCAAAGGCTTTCTTACCAGTTGAAACAATAAACCAAAAGGAAATTTCTGATAAATTACCTTATAGTGCTTATGTAGAAAACCATCCCGAATGGATTACAGCAACAGAAGGTAAGTTCGTTAATCAAATTGAAGTCGAAAATTACATAAGAAGTATAGAAGATAAGTTTAAATGTAAGATTAAAGCTATCTGTTTTGACAGTTATCAAGGTTTACATTTAATGAGTAGTCTTTCTCAAGATTATGAGGTTATAGATATAAAAATGACTTACAAAAACTTCTCGCCTGTTGTTAAAAGGTTTAGAGAATTAGTTTATGAAGGAAGTTTATATTATGAATATAATCCAATTCTAAACTTCTGTGTAGCAAATGCAATCACAAAAAGTGATATGCAAGAAAACATATTATTAGATAAAAAAAGAAGTACAAACCGAATTGACTTGCTTGTAGCATCTATTATAGCTTATGCTGAAATCGTAGATGAAGAAGTAAGCGATGATGAATTTGGGGATTACTTTATGATATAAAGAAAGTAGGTAAGTTATGGGATTATTTAGTAATTTATTAAATAGTAATGCAAAACAAGATGTTGTTAGCTTAAATACTCCTACTACAAGTTCTTACGTTAGAGCATCTTCTTCTAGTGTTAATATGAACATAGATGAAGATACAGCACTAAAAATTGGAGCACTACATCAAGGTATTAATATAATAGGTGATACTTTAAGTGCCATGCCTGTTTATTTATATAAAAACACAGATGGATTTGACGAAATATTTTTAGATGATTCGAGAAGTAGAGTAATGTCAAATATGGCGAATGAGGTTTTAAGTTCATTCAACTTAAAGAAATCTATGGTTAAAGACTTAATATTACATGGTAATGCTTATGCAAAAATTGTTAGAGAAGGTAAGAATATATATCTACATTATTTGCCTGTGGATATTGTTACTCCTAAGAAAGATAGTACAGGGTATTATTATGAAATTCAATCATACAGTACAGATGTAAATGGAGAGAACTACCCACAAGAAATAGTAGATGATATAGATATGATAGTTCTTGTTAGAAATAATAAATTTAATTCAGTAACAGGAACAGGACTTTTAGAGTATGCATCACAAGTTCTTGGAATAAGTGTAGAAGAAAGTACATATATGATAAATCTATTTAGAAATGGTTTATCAGCAAAGGCTTTACTTACAAGTAAAACACCTTTCAAAAGGGAGATAAAAGAACAATTAAAAAGCGATTTAAGAGAATTTTATTCTTCGAGTGAAAATGCTGGAAAAATGTTGGTTTTAGAAGGAGATATAAATGTTACTCCTTTATCATTAACACCAACAGATATTAAATTAATTGAAAATAAAATATTTACAATTAGTGAAATAGCAAGGTTTCTAAATATTCAGAAACACTTATTAAACTTAGATAGGTCACAAGGGACTTATTCAAACATCACTTCTGAAAGAATGATGCTATTACAAAATACTTTAACTCCTTACGTTACAATGTTTGAAAGTGCTTTAAACGCCAAGTTATTAACTCCACAAGAACTTGAACAAGGGTATTATTTCTCATTCGATACTTCGGAAATGTTGAGATTAACACCCGAAGACCAAGCAAATTATATGACTAATCTTTATAAAGAAGGAATATGTAATTTAGAAGAAGTAAGGTCTGTTTTAGGACTTGGTGGAGATGCTGAAACAATAAATGAACTTAAAGCATTACAAAAAGCAAAATACCAATCTACAATTAATCAATTTATGAGTGATGGTAGCGAAACACCAATAGAGGATAATAATACATCTAAAACTGAAACACAAGCAGAAGTTAAAGATGAAGAAATAGAAAAAAAATCTTCTAAGGAGGTGGAACAAACAAATGAATAGAATGGAATTTAGAATTAAAGATGTGCAATTAGACCATTCTGATAGAAAAGTCGGAGGTTATGTAAATGTAACTGAACGTTCTAGTGAATTATTATTCTCACATCAGAGAAATAAATGGTTCACAGAAGTAATGAAAAAAGGTGTATTTGAAAGAGCCTTAAAGAAAAATCAATCCATACCTTGTCTTTTAGAGCATGATTGGAACAAAGAATTAGCACACACTTCTAAAGGTACATTAGAACTTAGGGAAGATAATATAGGCTTAAGATTTGATGCTTATATTGAGGATGAAGAAGTTTACCAACAAGTGAAAAATGGTGAAATCAATTCTTGTTCATTTGGCTTTACTGTAGAAAAACAAGATTTTGAAGAAGTTAACAGTAGATGTGAAAAACGTTATGTACACGAAATCAATCTAAAAGAAATAAGTTTGGTTAAAAATCCAGCTTATACAGGTTCACTAGTGGAGCAGAGAAATCTTGAAATGGCTTTACAGGAGGATGAAATGAACAAAAAGAAAACAGAAGTAATAGAAGAAACTGTTACAGAAGTTGAAGAAACTGTTGAAACAGAAGAAATGGTTGAAAAAACATCAGAAGAAGTAATGGAAACTGTTGAAAAATCAGTTGAAACAGAAGTTGAGGTTGTTGAAGAAATTACAGAAACAGATAAAGAAGAAGAAAGGTCTGTTGAAGAAGTAGTAGTAGACAATCAAGAAGAAGTCGATAAAGAGGTTGTTAAAGAATTAGTTGAGGATGCTATAGAACAGAAGGAACAACAAGTGGACTACCACGAAGAAATGTCAGAATTAGCAGAGGAATATGCAGAGGACTTAATGGAGAGAGCAGAAGAAGTTCAGAATGAAAGTATAATGCATGAAATACAAGCACTAAGATTAAGAACTGAATTATTAAGACTTAGACAAGTAAAAAACAAATTGTAAATTCGGAAGTTATAAAGACTTCCTTTTTTAATGCAAAAAATTATATGAATTTTAAGGAGAAAAACATGAAAGATTTAAGAGCAAAAAGAGAAGGTTTAATGGCACAATTAGACGAAATGGTAAGTGCTATAGAAACAGAAGTAAGAAGTTTAAATGCTGATGAAATAGCAAAATTCAACGAAGTTAAAGCAGAAATAGAAAACATAGATGCTACAATAGCTATGGTTGAAGAAAAAAGAGCTAAAGAAATGGGTAAAGAAAAAGAGTTAGTAGAAAAAAGAAGTGCTGACGAAATAGAAAAAAGAGCTTTAGATGCATTTTTCAGAGGGCATGAATTATCAACGGAAGAAAGAACAATGTTAACATCTCAATCGACTAATCAAGCTACTATACCAGTAACGATAGCTAAAGGTATAATAAAAAAATTAGAGGAAATGTGCCCGATTTTAGATAAAGCAAAACGTTTTTCTAGTAAAGGAACTTTAAGGCTTATCAATGAAACTAGCTACGGAACAGCTGGAATAACTGGAGAAGAACAAGCATTTGAAGTTAATGATGCTGTATTAGGTTTCATAGAACTGAAATCATACAAAGTTACTGCATCAACTAAAGTTTCATTTGAAATGTTAGCAAATTCAGAAGTAGACTTAAATGCATATTTAACTGATGTTATAGTTCGTAGATTAGCTAAAGAAGTAAATAAATTCCTAGTAGCTGGTAATGGAACATCTGAACCACAAGGAGTAATTAATGGAACTCAAGAATGTGAAATTTCAACTGACTTAAGTATACAAGACTTTATAATGATGCAAACTACTTGCCATCCATCATTCTTAGATAATGCAATGTGGATAATGAATAGACAAACATTCCAACACGTAGCATCTAACTTAATAGATGGAATGGGTAGACCAATGTTAACTACTCATGTAATAAATGAAAAAGTTCAATATAGATTATTAGGTTTACCAGTAGAAGTAGATATGCATATGCCAAATAGCACAGAGGGAGCTAAACCAATAGTATTAGCAAACGTACAAGAAGGATATTCTATAAACTTATTACAAAATATAACTCTTAGACATTTAACAGAAGTAGGATTCACAGAAGGTACAGAAACTTTCGCTGGGTACTTAATGTTAGATGGTAAGATAACTAACCAAGATGCTATAGTTGTTGGTAAAGTTAAAACTGGTGGTAGAACTAAAGCATCAAAATAGTCACTAGATTAATTTAAATAGAGAGTAACTAAGGTTATTCTCTATATTTTTATATAGGAGGTAACACTATGATAGATTTCGAGATATTATCTCCAGCAGAATTAACATTAGACATTATCAAATCTTATCTAAGAGTAGACCACAATTTAGATGATGTGGAAATTACTCTTTGTTATCAATCAGCACTTACTTATGTGAAAAAATACATTGGTGTAGATAATGACGAAGAAGTAGATATGGATTTAATATTGCCTATCCTTAGTCTAACTACACACTTCTATGAAAACAAAAGAGTAACACAACCTTCAAATGAAAAGTTGGATGAAATATTTGGTAGCATTTTAGCACTAAATAGAATGAGTATACTTTAATGGCTACTGTCGGTTTTGAGCGAGTTAATATAGGAGATTTAAGAGTTCCTATTGAGATACAAAGGTTTGAACATAAGGTGGATGATTATGGATTCAATCAAAATGTGTGGACTACAATAGCAACACCTAGAGCAAAGGTTGAATTTGACGATAGATTGATTCGACAAGTATTAAGGGATGATGGTGTGGATGCAACAACAGCATCTTTATTCACTATAAGATATAATCCCGATATTACTACAAAGGATAGAATAATCTATAATAATGAAGAATATGAAATCTATGCTAAACAGGATATGGGTGCTAGAGGAAGATTTTTGATGATTTGGGGAAGAAAAATTGAGCCTACAAGTTAAAGGTCTACAAGACTTAATTGACCACTTTGAACAACAAACCAAAGTAAAAGTATCTAAATCAGCGTTGAAAAGTGCTGGTGAGTATGTTTTAGGTACTCAAAGAGAGGTAGCTGGTAGCACACACAATAAATGGGCAAGACCAGCTGGTGTTAATAGCTTAAAGAAATTTCCAATTAGGAGTTATAGAGGTAGTGCATATATAGATGTAGGTATTAAAGGTGCTAAAGGTGATTGGGATGCACAAAAAGGTTTATATTTCAATCATTATGGTTTCTTCCACAATAAAAGTGGAAAGTATATTGCTGGTTCTCGTTGGATGGACAAAGCATATGAGAAATCAGAAGAACAGGCTTTTAGAATACTTTCAGAAGATATGATGAAGGAGTTAGATTTGTAAATGGATATGCAAAGATATTTAACCCAAGTTTTAAGTGAAATTGGTGTTCCAATTTCATTTGTAGCAAGAGGTGAAGGTAGATTGCCAATGATTGTGTATAATATCACAAGCGAGAAAGGCAATGGATTTTGGGATAATGAGGAACAAATAGTTAAGTATTCAATATCAGTCAATATATTCTCTAGTGGAAATTATATTGACATAAAAAATAAAATTTTAGAAGTAATGAAGGATGCTGGGTTTATCAGAACAGAGGTAGCCGAATGTATCTATCAAGAAGATGTTGGAATGTATAATCAACCAATCTTCTTTGATTACTTTTATGAAAAAGAAAATGAAAATAAGGAGAATTAATAATTATGAGTAGAGTTATTGGTTGTGAGGGATTACATATAGCCCTTTTAAATACTGAAACGGATGTTGCAGGTGGTACAGCAACTTGGGAAGAACCCGTGGCTGTACCAAGTTTAATAGGTATAGATATAAAAGATAATACAGAAAAAGTAGAATTTTATTCTGATAATAAATTAGAGCAAGTTATATCAGCTTTTAGTGGAAAAGAAGTGTCTATAGAATTAGGTTACTTAACTAAAGAAATAGAAAGCATGATAAGTGGTAACAAATACGAAGAAGGAGTTTACATACAAGATTCTAATGCTGTAGCAAATGAAGTAGCACTAATGTTTAAAGCACCTTTAAGTAGAGGTGGATTCAGATATGTATGTTTATACAAAGGAATACTTGCAAAAGATGAAAGTAGCTACAAAACAAAAGAAGATAGCGTAGAAGGTCAAACAGTTACTTTAAGTGGTGTATTCGCACCTTTAACATCTAATGGTATACCTTCAATAGAAGTTGATGATAATGATAAAAAATTAACTGACAAACAAAAAACTATGATAAGAAATTGGTTTACACAAGTTCCAGTATATGCTAGTACTAGTCTTGGTAGAGCAAAAGAAACAAAATAATTAAGAAGGAGATAGAGAGGTAAAGATAGATATACACTCTATCTCCTTATTTTTTTTGACTAAAATTAAAATAAAATAAGATTTTTATTGAATATTAATATTCAAAAAGCAAGGAATAAAGGAGATTGTAAAAATGAATTTAAAAAGAAAAACTGTAGAAGTGACAATAGATGAAGTGGTATATGATTTAGTATTAGATTTTGAAAGTGCAATAGACTTTGAGGACATATATGGTAAATCAGTATTTGAAGGTATAAGAAAAATATCGCAAGAACAAAATATAAAAGCACTAGCTTGTCTAATAGCTTGTTGTCTGAAAGATGATGACGGTGCTGTGGGTATGGATTTCGTTAAGAAATTAGACTTAATGGAATACTTAGAACTATTCATAGAAAAATTGGGCGATTTAATGGCTAACTCAATAGAGGAAGAAAAAGATGAAGAAGTTCAAAAAAAAACAGTAAAGAACAAGACAAAGAAATAGAATTGGACTTGGATTGGTGCTGGTATCTAGCTGTTAAGATTTTAGGTATGACTGAACAAGAGTTCTTAAAATCAACACCGAAGAAGTTGTTTAAATTAGCAGAGATACATCAAAAAATGAACTCTTACGATAGTGAAGATAATACTAAGGAAGATGATAAACAAGAAATGGTTTATATCGACCAGCTATTTTAATGAAGGAGTGGTGTAATGGCTAAACGAGAATTATTGGTCACACTTGGACTAGATGCCACATCTTATTCACAAGATGTAAAAAGAGCTAATCAAGTAAATAAAGAGTTAGATAGTTCTTTTAAAGCACTATCTAGTACAAGTGATAATTTTGAAAACACCCTACAAGGACTTGCAAGTAAGCAAGAATACTTAGGGAATAAGATGAAGGTTGCTAGTGAGCTTACAGAAGTCTATGCAAAAAGATTGAATGAAAGTAAACAAGGACTTCAAGAAACAATAGAAAAAAGTGAACAATACAAAAGTACACTTGATAGTCTTAATAAAATTAAAGACGAAGGTGGAACTCTTACTAAAGAGCAAAACCAATTATTAAAAGAAAGTCAGCAATTATATGACAAGGCTCAAAAGAGCATCGTTACATATAATACAAGAATATCTGAAAGTAAACAAGGATATGACAAAACACAGACTTCTTTGCAAGAATTAACAAAAGAATTAACATTAACTGCCGAGAAGGAAAAACTTATTGGTAGAAACAATCATTTAGATACTTTCAGAAATGAAATATCTCAAACTGATGAAAAATTTAGTACACTAAGAAACAGTATAAAGAATTTTGATAATTCATTAGAAGGTGCTGTAGAAACACAAAAACACTACACAAATCAAATTCAGAATACTGAAAATTTAATGACTGCATTAAACGGGGAAATGAAAACTACTCAATCAGAATTGAATGGGTACAAAGATAGACTTCGTGATGTAAGTAAAGAATTACAAACTTGGGAAAAACATTTATCTGAAATAGATGAAAGTGATGAAACATATACTAAAACAAAGAAAACTGTTTCAGAACTAAAAGAGGAATACACAGCTTTAAATACTGTAGTAGAGTTCCATGAACAAAGAATGAAGGAACTTTCAACAGAATATAAACAAGCTGATAATTCATTAGGTCTATTTGGGAGAAAGATTGCTGAAACTAAGGATAAAATAGAAAAACTTTCAAAAGGTTTTGAATTTGAATTAGTTGACAACAGCATAAAGAAACTTGCAAATGGAAGTATTGAAAAACTACAACAGGAACTTAAAAATCTTGAAAATGATTTTAAGGATGTAACTAATGAAGTTAAGGGATATGAAAATACTCTTAGTGGTTTAGATTACAAACAAAAATATCTTAACCAATCATTAACTACTGCAAAAGAAATGTTGTCTAAGTATGAACAGGAGATAAAACAGCAAAACCAATCTACTAGAACATATATAGATACATTATCACAATTAGAACAACAATTAAAAGAAAATGCTAGAATTGGGAAAGAAATGGTTGCTAATGGTGATGGTAAAGGTGCTGATAAGCAATTACAAACCGTAAAAGAGTTTAAAGAAAAGTACGAGCAAGTTAATAAAGAGTTTGCCGAACACAATAAAAAACTTAAAGCAAATGAGAAAAGCTATAGAGAAGTAAAATCTCAAATAGCATCTTTAAAAGGTGAATTAAGCGAAACTAGTAATAAAGCAGAAAAACTGGAAAGAAGTTTAAGAGCAGATAAGATTGATAGAGAGTTATCTAAGGTAACTAGAAAATTAAGTGAATTGGATAGTGAACTAAGATTGGCTACATCAAAACTTGAAGGTTTAGATGCTGTGTTTGGTAGTGTTGCTGTAGAAAGTGCTAATATGGCTAGAAAAATTGAATTATCCGAACAGGCATTAGTTCAATTATCAGCTAAAAGTAATAATGTTCAAAATGATTTAGATAAACTTAAAGCATCATATGATACTTTAAATAGAGAGTTAGAAGAACATAAAAATAAACTTAAAGGACTTGACTATGGTGATGCTGGATATAATGAAACTGTTGTTAAAGTAACTAGATTAGAAAATGCTATCAATGAACTTGATAATGAGATAAATCAACATGAAAATAACTTAAGTCAATTAAGAAGTGAACATAATAACCTACAAGCCGAGATAAATGAAACTACTAGAAGACAACAACAATTAGAACATTCAATGTCAGCTCAAAGATTCAATCAAATGGGAAGTACTTTACAACAACTAGGTGGAGTTTTCCAAAGTGCTGGTATGGCATTAATGCCTTTAACATTAGCAATAACTGGTTTAGGTGCTGGTGCTGTTAAAACTGGTAGTGAATTCTATCAAGCGATGTCGCAAGTACAAGCTATTTCGGGTGCTACAGGAAGTGAATTAAGTGCTTTAACTGATAAAGCGAGAGAATTAGGTCAGCAAACAATTTGGACAGCAAAAGATAGTGCCGATGCATTGTCATACATGAGTTTAGCGGGATGGGATGCGTCCCAGATGTTGACTGGATTGCCACAAGTCCTTGCCCTTGCTAGTGCAGGTGGTACTGATTTGGCAAAAACTTCGGATATTGTAACGGATGGTCTAACTGCAATGCGATTGTCAGCCGAAGATGCTGGAATGTATGTTGATGTTATGGCAAGTACAATGGCTAACTCAAATACAAATGTAGAGCTAATGGGCGAAACAATGAAATATGCTGGTGCTGTAGCTGGTACTTTAGGTATTAATATGCAGGATTTATCATTGGCAATAGGTCTAATGGCAAATTCTGGAATTAAAGGAAGTATGGCGGGGACATCCCTTCGTGGAGGTCTTACAAGGTTAATAACACCAACTGACAAAGCACAAGCTGTGATGAAAAAATATGGTATTGAAGTACAGAAAACAGCAGATGGAAACGTTGACTTAAGAGCCACAATGGAACATCTACAAGATAAAATCGGTGGATTAGATGTAAGCACACAATCAATGATTGCTAAAACAATCTTTGGTCAAACTGCAATGAATGGTTGGTTATCAATCATAAATGCAGATGCAGAGGCTTTTGATGATTTAGCACTTGCTATAGATAATTCAAAAGGTTCAGCTGAAAGAATGGCAGACACTATGACTGATAATCTTTGGGGAGATTTCCAAGAAATGAAATCAGCTTTACAAGAAAGTTTGATTTCTATATTTGATGCAATAGAACCAACTTTAAGAAAGATTACACAAGGCATAACAAGTGCGATAGTTTCAATCACTAATTGGTTTAATAAATTATCTCCAGTTATGCAAACTACAGTTGTTGCTTTAGGAGCAATAACAGCAAGTATAGCACCATTATTATTAGTGGTAGGTATGTTTGTTAATACATTGGGTGGAGTAATGACTACTATTGGATTATTTAGAGATGCATTGGCAACTTTTGCACCATTATTTGCTAACTTGGCTGGAGAAACAACTATACTAGGAACAACAATAGCTGGTTTAGGTACTAAACTCTTATTGTTAACTGGAATATTTGGAGCTGTAGCAGTAGCTGGTGTTGCATTTTGGAAACATATGCAAAAAGATTCTATAGAAGGAATGGACAGTATCACCAAAGGAATGAGCGACAAAGCCAAAGGTTTAGTTGAACCATTCTTAGAGGCAAAAACAAATATCGACACAGTAATGTTACAAATGTCAAATAGTAACATAGCTGTAACAGAAGATATGGTTAGTAGAATGGAAGAAAACTTGGGTTCAATGGTAGATACTACTGAAAACATTCTTAAGAAAAGTCAGAAATCAGCAAAGAAAATAATATCACAGAACATGAAAGAACTAGCTGGAGCGAGTGAACAAGAAGTTTCCACAATGACAGCTAGAATAGATGAAATCTACACAAAGAAATTACAGACAATACAAGAAAAAGAAAAAGCTGTACTAGATATACAGAAGAAAGCACAAAAAGAAGGTAGAGGTTTATTAGTATCTGAAAAAGCAGAAATAGACCAACTTCTTAAAGACATACAAAAAATGTCGATAGATGCAATGAGTACAGTTAGTACAGAAATAAGTGAACTTGAAAAAACTTTAAATGAAAAACGAGCAACTTTAAATGCTGAAAGTATTTCAGATGCTGTAAAATCAGCACAAGAAAAAAGAGAAAAAGTAGTTAGTGAAAGTAAGAAAGAATATGAACAGCTATTAAACACTCAAAAACTTCTTAAGAATGATATGACAGCAGAAGAAAGAAGTAAGATGGAAAAACTTGTCGAATTAGCGAGAGTTAAAAAAGACAATTTAATCAAAGTTGCTGATGAAGAATATGCTAGTTTAATTCAATCTGCAAGAAGATTGGCTAAAGAACAAGTTGATGAAATAGATTGGGCAACAGGCGAAGTAAAATCTAAGTGGGAAGTATTTACTACTGGATTTGCACAAGGTTTTGAGAAGATTGCTGGAGATTGGGGTTCGGGTCTAAGAAAATGGACACAAAATGCCGATAGTTGGGGAACTAGTCTTGAAATAATGAAACTTAAGTGGGATAGATTTTGGGCATCCGACAAGGATAAAAAAGTTATTGATGATAAGATTGCCAAATTGGAACAACAAAAAGAAAAGATGGCGAAAATCAATGATGAAGTAATTAAATCTTACGATAGAATTAAACAAATGCCCGATGATATTTCTTCGGTTGCATATAGTTTAGACCAAGTTCTTATCAATAACTTAGGCGTTACATTAGCAGAATATGCAAATGATGTTGATGGGCATTTAACGAAAACTAAAGAAGATTTTGCATCATTACCACCCGAAGTAGCTACTAAGCTAAAAGAATACAATGATATATTAATACAAGCTGGTGTTAATGGTGGTACAAAAGATTTAGTTAAGTATATTCGAGGTGATTTAAAAGCCATAAGAGCCGAATTTAATGACTTGCCCGAAGATGTAAGAACTAAAATTAGTGCTATGGAAATCTATTTTGAACAATCAGCAGAAAAAATTAACAATATAAGTTTTGGTGATTATGTAAGAGCTGTTCAAAGTGATACAGCTTTAGCAGAAGAGGTATTCAAGAAATTACCGAAGAGTGTTCAAAAAGCACTTGATGATATTCCTAAAGACCAATGGGAATTAATTCTTAGACATTTTGAAGAAACAGCTGTAACACAGCTAGATTCGACAGCTGAAAAAATTGAAGAAGGTAGTAAAAAAGTTGGAAATTCAATTAAAGAAGGATTAGAAAGTAAACAAGAAGAAATTGTTGGTACTGTAAAGGAAACTAATGATAAGATTGTTGAAGAAACTAAATCCAGCAAGGAAGAACAGAAAAAAGCGAGTGAAGATAATGCGAAAGCACAAGTCGAAGGTTTCAAAGGTGGTCTAAAAGATTTACCGACAACGCTTAAAGATGAACTAGCAAATGCTGGTGTTGTAGTTCAAGAAGATGGACAAATAATCGTACAAAACATGGAGCAATCGGGAAGAGATAGTATAAATGCTTTCCTAAAAGAGTTAAGTAATCAATTACCCGAATTAGACAGTATCACAAAAGATATTAGTGATAGATTAGGTGGAATTGATAGTGTACGATTAGGTGGAGTTACTAAGCAATTATCAGAAGTCAATAAATGGCTAGGTACAGTACAAAAAAATGCTATAGTAGCTTATGGCTCAATGCAAATTTTAACTAGATTGCCTTTTGGTAACACAACAAAAGCCTTATCTCAAATCAATCAATGGTTAATGAGAACTACAAATAGGTCTAAAGATACAACTACAGCACTTAAGAGTATTACAAAAGTTACTTTTGGGGTAACTACAAAAGGGTTGAGTGAAGTTAATAAATGGCTTAAGAATAATGTAACTGTAAGTGCTAATAAAACTAGGGATGCATTAAGGAGTATAACAAATGTTACTTATGGTAGTGTTACAAAAGGGCTATCAGAAGTAAATAGATGGTTAACAACAGTTAAAAATACAGCGAGTTCTACTAGAAGTGCTTTATATGCTGTAGCATCAACACAAAGTAGTGTAAGAACAGTAAGATATGCACTAGAAGGTGATGGTGTAGATTTAACTCAACCTGCTGTTGTAAATTCACCTTTAGCAAGGGATAGTTGGTTAGACTTTGCAGATATAACTAAATATAAAACTAGTGGTGGTTATTATAGCCCAACATCAATAAAAAGCAAAGACAGCACTGACGAAAATAACAACAAAGAAGTAATTCAAGCATTAGTAAGACAAAACGAACTACTTGTAAAACTTCTAACAGCTGATAATACAATTAATGTTGGAGTTCAAGTCGATGGTAGACAAATAGCTAAAGCAAGTGCAAGATATATGAATGACGAAATAAAGGCTATTACTAGAAGAAGTAATAGATTAGGAGGTATAGTTTAAAAAATGTCATACAAAGTAATTTATGCAGATAAACCCTTGCATAATTATGTTGACATTCATAATGTTTCTAGGACTGTTTTACCCAACAGGATAAACAGTTCTAAAAGCATACCTAATATGAATGGTTCACATTATGTTGGGTATCGTTATGCAGAAAGAGAAATAGTATTAAGTTGTAGTCTAAAAGCAGATAACAGAAATGATTTAGTAGATGCTATGAAAGAATTAGCTTATATATTAGATGTACAAGTACCTCATCGAATGATAATAGATGATTCTCCAAATACTTTCGTGTGGGCAGTATTAGAAGGAACTACAGAAACAGAAAAATCATTCGGTAGGGTGTCTAAATTTGATTTAAAATTTGTTTGTTACGACCCTTATGAGTATTCAATGGAATTAAAAAGTACTGCAAATCAAATACAAGCTGTTGATGATGGGTATTACGATGATAACATACAAATAGGTGAAGGTGTAGATACAGAAGTAGATTATGAAACCAAAGATTATATCTATGGAAATGAAGTTGATAAAACAACACCATTTGTTATAGAAGAAGAAATAAAAGCACCTAAATTAACAAATACAGATGAATTGCCTTTGGCTAAAAAACAAATAATCAATTTTGTTAACAATGGTGGTGTAGCAACTTATCCAATTATAAAAGCACAATTTTACGATAGAGCAAATTTCTTTCAATGTACCGATAATTATGGAAGAACAGTTTTAGTTGGTAGTCCTCCAAATATAGATTTACCAAACAAACCACCCGACCCTGTTGTATTAAATGATACTTGTACAACATTACAAGGTTGGAATACAGTAGGAAATGTACTAGATGGGGATGTAGTTAGAACCATAGATGGAAGTTTAACTATCAACAAAAATGGATATGCAATCACTTGTAGCAATTATGGAAATGGTGGTGATAGTTCTGAATGGCATGGTGGTGCTGGAAGAAAAAACCTAAGTAGAGAAGTAAAAGATTTTAGAGTTGAAGTTGAAATGGAACACGCAAGTGGTGGTACTTTAAATATGATAAGTTCTTCGGGTAACTCTACTGGTGGTAGTGGTGGTTCTGCTAGTACAAATGCAGATGGCTACTACACTATTACAGCAGTTCCTTCACTTAATCTTAGAAAAGGTAGAGGAACTAACTATGGAATATACTTAAGTATACCAACAAATAAAAGAGTGTATGTGTCGGATATAAGTAATAAGTGGGGAAAAACTACTTATAATGGGAAAACAGGATATATATATATGGCTCACACTAAATGGTATGGAACTGCTAATACTTCAAGCAGTTCTACTACAACTACTAAATACAAAACAAATGCAAAAATAAATGTAAGAAGTGGTAGAGGTACGAAATATAAAATATATGGTCAAATACCAAAAGCCAAAATAATATCAGTATCTTCTATATCAAACGGTTGGGGATATGTATCATATAATGGAATGAAAGGTTATGTATATATGAAAAACTTAACCAAAGAAACCACAAAAACAATCAGAAGTGAGATTGTTCCATTTGCAGATGAAGTCAACTCAAACGAAACTAGAGAAGATAGAATGGGTAGAGTGGAGTTGTACGGATTCGACCAAAATGGAAATAAATTATTTAAAGTTTTAATGAAAGATACTTCTTCATTCTATGAATATTCTGAACCCGAAATGTACATTGGCTCACATCTTGTTGTTAGTGATGGATTAAGCACACCAAATGCTAAAACTGTAACAGTAACAGAAGATGAAAAAAGCGTAGTAAAAAAAGTCGACAGTGGTCGATATGGAAACTGGAATGAATTTGATGGGAAATTCATAATTGAAAGAACTACTAAAGATGATAAACAATACTGGAATTTAAAAGTGCAAAAAATGAAGAATGATGGAACAGTAGAAAGAGAGTTAACAAGTGGCACTCTAAGTGATTCTACTTATCCAAAAGGAGCACTTGCAAACATAGTTATATGGTTCGGTAAATATAAAGATGATATACCAGTAGATGTACAAAATATCTGTAATATAAAAGTAACAGACATAGAATTAACGCCACCATTTGTGGCAAATAAACCAATCTTTGATATTGGCGATGAATTAATAATAGACTTTGAAGAACAAGGAGTTTATTTAAATGGAATTAGCCACCTTGAACAATTAGATATTGGTTCGGAGTTCTTCAAGATACCAGCTGGACAAAGTAGTGTTACTTGTAGAACAGATACAGATAATATGTCGGTCTTTGCTGAATATAGAGAAAGATGGTTATAAAGTCTAAGAGCAATCCTCTTAGGCTTTTTATTTTTAAACAAAAAGGAGAGAAAACTTGTGATAAAAATTATCAACAAAGCCTATGAAACGGTTGCTTTACTAAATCCACATGGAAGTATGGGTAAAAACATACCTTATTTTGATGATGAATACCATCAAAATCTCAACAATGGTTCTGAAACATTAAGATTCAAAACCTTTGGTGGAACAAAACAGGCTAAACATCTTGTAATTGGTAATTACATAGCTTATACGGACTTTGATGGAATAATTAAATTATTCCAAATAATTGAAGTAACTGAAAATCATTCGTCAGATGAATATACTATAGAAGTATATTGTGAGATGGCTAGTATTGAATTGATTAATGAAATAGTAAGACCAATGACTGTGGTTAACTCAAATCTAAAGTCATTCCTTCAAACAATACTGCAAGAAAGTGATTGGGAAGTAGGGTTATTCCCCGAAAATGATTTTCACGAAATAATTGACTTTGAAGTAACAGAATATACAACAATATATTCTTGTATAGAAGAATATGTAATTCAAAAATATGGTGGAGAAGTCGATTATAGAATTGAATTTGTAAATAATAAAATTGCACATAAATATATAGATATATACAAAGAGAGAGGTAGAAAGTACGAAAAACTATTCTACTACAGTAAAAATATGAGTTCTGTCACAAAGAAAGTAGATAGTTCAAATATTGCGACAGCATTAATTGGAGTAGGAAGAAACAATATTACTTTCAAAGATGTATCAGCAAGTGACAAACCACTTAATCAAGATTTTATAGAAAATAAAACAGCGTATGCTAAATGGAATGTTGGTGGTTCACACATAATGGGTGTGTTTAGGTATGAAACTGATAGCCCATCCGAACTACTTATAATGACTAGAAAAGAGTTAGCTAAAAGAGCAGAACCACAGATAACTTACGAATTGGCTACAGAACTTTTAGATAAAAATATACATTTAGGGTCTTATGTTGGAGTAGTAGACCATGAATTAGATATTTATGTCAATGCAAGGGTAACAGAATTGATAACATCTAAAACAGATAGTACAAAAAATGTTTGTGTATTATCAAATTTCAAAGAGGTTAGAACTAAGATAACTGATTTTACAATGAATGATGTTATAAACAATATTAAAGATTATCTAGCTAGATTGGAAACAGGGATATTAACCCAAAATGCAATAGATAATATAAAAAGATATTTAACAGAACTGAAATTAACAAAACAAGAAATAGATGATTTATTTAAGAAATTAAATTTACCAAATGAAGGACAACCCGAACCTCCAGCACCTCCAACAGATAATGATTTTTGGTCGGGTGATGATTTGGAAGGTGAAGATAAAGATGGTGTAGAGGAAGAAACACCAGTAAAGCCACCAGTAAGTACAATTCAAGATAAAATTTGTGAGAAAGCCAGAGATATAGTTAAACTTTGTGATAATTCTAAGGCTTGGTATTCGCAATGGTATAGAACGATTGATTATAGAAATCCAAAGAAAATAACAAGTTCGGGAGAAAGTAGTTACTTAAAAAACCATATAGGAAAGTTAGGTTGGGACTGTTCATCATTTGTAGGTTGTTGTTATGATTATGCAGGTATACCAGATTTAGTAGATAAGGCTTGTAGTTCTGGGACATTGATACAAGCATTAAATAAGAAAAATGCAATATATTGGAAGTATACAGATGATAAGAATTTAACTAAAGCTAGAGCTGGCGATGTAATAATGTTTGCCAATAGTTCTGTAACCAATGTTAGTGATTTATCTACTCTAACAGCTTGGAATAAAACACATCATACAGCAATTTATCTTGGGAATGGAAAGGTAGCTCACGCAAGAACTTATAGTAAAGGGATTGCTATAACTGATGTTAGTACAACACTTAATAATACAGCATTTTTCGCTAGAATAAAAGACTTACAAAATGTTTCGACTGATGGAGGAACAACAGGAGGTTCAACTGGCTCAATAGGAGGAACTACGGGTGGTACAACTGGTGGTATAGTAGAAATTGATGGTAGTGTAGAAACTACTATGTGGAATTACCTTATAGAGAAAGGTTATTCTAAACAATGTACAGCTAGTATAATGGGTAATGCCTATAGAGAAAGTGCTATGTTGCCTACAGCTGGGAATACTAAAGGAACTTCATACGGTTTGTTCCAGTGGATGCACGAAAGAAAAACAGCTTTAGAAAATTATGCTAGACAAAAAGGAGTATCAGTTAGTAATGCTAGATTACAAGTAGAATTTATGGACTACGAAATAAGTGGTGGAGAACCATATACAGCTGGTCTATTTAAAAAGAGATATGGAAGTTTAGAAAATTTTAAAAAGTTAACAGATATAACCGAGGCAACATATGGATTTGAAAGATGTTTTGAAAGAGCGAATGAAACTGAAAATGGATATTCTAAAAGATATAAATTTGCACAAGATTATTATAATAAATATGCTAATCAATCATCTAGTAATGTTAATGCAATCACAGGAACAACAAAAACGATTGCTTTAGTAACTGGTAAAACTTATTCTTGTGAAACATTAAGTTCATTGACATTTACATTACCTACTACTGTAACAAGTAGTTTTAACTCTAAATTGATATTCACAACACCAGTTAATGCAGACCCTATGAAAATTAAACATGGAGCAAATTGCTGGTTAAAGGGTAGTGATTGTATAAATGGAGCATTAATACCACAAGCAAATACTAGATATACAATAGAGTTTAAAAAAAATACTAGTTCAAGTATATTGTTAGATTATGTAGGAACTGTAACAAAGGTAAGTTATGGTGGGTCTTATAAATCGCATGGTGGTTTTACTAATGCAACAAAATTAATTGAATTAGCACAAAGTTATTATGATGTAAGAAGTAAATTTAAATATAATACTACTACACCAATTTCACCATTTGCAAGTGGAACACCTAAAAGTAATAAAAGTAAATGGTATACTGGTGGAAAATATCACATAGACTGTTCAACTTTTGTTAACCAATTATATAAAGGTAGAGGATATAGTAATAGTATCTATGCAAATATAGATTACACAGTAGGAAAAAGTACACTATATTCTTGGGGAGTAGATTTAGGTAGATATGCATCAACACAAGCACAAACTTGTATGGAAAACGGATGGTATCTAGCAGATATAAAATCCAAGTCAGATTGGAGCAAACTGAAAAAAGGTGATATTGTCTTTTGGGGCAATCGTAGTGGGGATGCCAATAGAGCAGATACAGTAGCTAAACGTTTTATGCAAGTTGGTCATGTTGCTATAGTAGGTTCGGTAAATGGAACAGATGTAACAACATATGAAGTATCAACACCAACAGGAGTTATACTAAAAAGAAAACTTGCCGACAATACACCCGACAAAATATTATTTTTTGCAAGAGTGAGAAAATAGTTCTCACTCTTATTGATTTAAGGAGAGAAATATGAGTAAAACTAAGAATGAAAATATAGAAGTAATAGTAGAAGATATTGGTGATGCAATCATACCCGATTATGACGATTTTGAATGGGATGAAGATTTATATGGAGAAGATGCACCAACACAAATTATAGAAGGTTATCAAGATAAAGAAATTGTCGGTGGTAACAATAGTGATAATTTACAAACAGCATACATTGAATACAATAGTGATTTTGAAGAACTTGTAAAGTTATTAACTACAATAATTGAAACTGGAGAATATACAGAAGAGCAC